AATGAACTAGTTATAGAATCTAGTGGTTTATCTGATAAGGGTAAGCAGATACTAGAAGGCTTTGATACTACAGTAACTGTAGCTAAGAAGAATACTATAAATGTTGATGACTATCTTAAGATATTTCCTAAAGGTAAGTTACCATCTGGTAAACCTGCTAGAGTAAATGCTAAGACTATAACAGAAAGTTTTGTTTGGTTCTTTAAGAACTATGACTTTACATGGGATGTTATACTTGATGCTACTAAACTCTATGTGGATGAGTATGAAAGCAAGAATTATTTATACATGAAGAACTCGCAATACTTCATTAGAAAATGTAACACTGATAAGACATGGGACTCTGAACTAGCTAACTATTGCGAGCTAGTACAGTCTGGTTATACCGGAGATGAGTCTAATTACTTTTCAGAAAATGTAGTATGACACATAAAGTTTTTATATCAATCCTTTTATCTGTAGTTTTATCTCTAGTATGCTGGAGAATCATAGATTATGTACTCTTTCCAATAGACTTTTGGGAGTATATTTTTATTGAATTTCTCTTGGTTTTAGGACATAAAACTGTTAAATTTGTAAACAGCAGAATAGCTCTGGAGTCTAATTAAACCAAACCAACACATGTCTAAAAAAGCTCTTTGGAAAAGTCAAAGACAAGGGTATATTGACTCCCTACATTACCTAAAAGGTAGAATGGATGGTGTCATAAAGAGCATAAAGACACCTTGGTCAAAGTTTAATGATGCTACTACAGATGGTCTTGAATGGCACTCAATGACTGTTATAGGTGGTAGACCTGGTAGCGGGAAAACTTTAATCAAGGACCAAATTATCCGAGAAGCTTTTACACTTAACCCTGATATAGAATTTAGGGTGCTAGAGTTTCAGTTTGAAATGCTAGCTAGAACTTCTGCCATAAGACAGTACTCTAGTGTACTAGGTAAATCTTACAAGTACCTGTGTAGTGCTAATGGTAAATTAAGTGAACAAGATCTAGCAACGTGTTATGCATATGCTAAAGAGCAGGTGCGTTTCCCTATAGATATTGTTGAAGAACCTATTACAGTAAATGAATTCAAGCAGGCTGTTATGGACTACATGGATGAACATGCTGTAAAAAAAGATGATGGTCTTTATGAGTTTAAGAAGACTATTGTAACCTTAGACCATTCTTTATTATTAAAGAAGGCACCATTTGAAAAGGATAAGTTTGATACTTTATATTCTCTGGGTGAGGCTGTCACGGAACTTAAACGTAAGTATCCTATAGCTTTTATAGTACTTACTCAGGTGAATAGAGGTATAGATAATCCTGAAAGAAATGAAGACGGAAAGTATGGTAACTATATACTAGAGTCTGACATCTTTGGAGCTGATGCATTATTGCAACATGCTGATACACTAATTGGTATTAATAGACCTGGTAAACAAAAGATAAGGTTCTATGGTCCGGATAAGTACATAATTGAAGATGATAAAATCTTGGTTATGCACTTCCTGAAATGCCGTAATGGTGATACTCGCATGAGTTTCTTTAAAGCTCAGTTTGAAAAGATGAAGATTGTAGAGATAGCTACCCCACCACAACAAGAAAAAAGAAATAAAATTTAATTATGATTAATGCAAGTAAGTACATTTCTGGTGAAGAAAGAAAGCTTAAAGTTATTGAATTGCGTAAGAAGCATCAACCTGTCTTTGACAGCATGAATGATTCTGAAGCTTTATTCTTTCCTAAGCTAGCTTATAGACCAGAAGGAAAAGATGAACGTCACATCTCATTCTTTGTTAGTGAACTAAGAAGAGGTGCTGATATTTACACAGAATTTGTAGGAAGTAATTGTGATTCTGAGGATCCTGATAGGACTCTTTGGAAATGGAATTACAACCCGCATTGGAAAGAGGAGTATGATAATACAGAAAATTTAGACAATGGTCCTTTGAGATACTTGGTACCTGTAAGTGAGTTGGTTAAAGTAGAAACTCCTAAGGCTACTAAGGCACCTAAGCAAATGTCTTTGATGGACTTTGACTTAGATGATTCTCCTATTTCAGAAATGACTATCAGAGATCTTGCTGCTATACTATGGAAGCAACCTGTTAGTACAAAGGATTGGCTAAATGATTTAATAAAATAATATGGAGATTAAACTACCTACAACAAAAGTTCCGGCTTCTCACACAAGCCCTAAGAACTTGATTATATTCAGTAAACCTAAGACTGGTAAGACAACATTGTTATCTCAACTAGACAACTGCCTGATTCTAGATTTAGAAGATGGTTCTGATTATGTTGAAGCTTTGAAAGTAAAAGCTAAATCTATTGATGATATCAAACAAATAGGAGAAGCTATTAAAGAAGCTGGTAATCCGTATAAGTATGTTGCCGTAGATACCATTACCGCCTTAGAAGAAATGTGTGTGTCTTATGCTGAGACTTTATATTCAAAGTCTAGTATGGGAAAGAACTGGTTTTCAGAAGGTAAACCCAAGTATGGTACAATACTTAACTTGCCTAATGGTGCTGGATATCCCTGGTTAAGGGATGCTTTCAGTAAAGTTGTTTCCTATATTAAAACATGGGCACCCAGAATTATATTAGTAGGTCACGTAAAAGACACCCTCTTAGAGAAAAGTGGTGGTGATTTTACATCTATGGATTTAGATTTAACAGGTAAGATTAAAAGAAGTACTTGTTCTGACTCTGATTCTATAGGATATTTGTACAGAAAAGGTAAGCAAAACATACTAAGTTTTAAAACCTCAGACCAAGTTTCTTGTGGAGCTAGACCGGCACATCTAACTAACCAAGAGATTGTGGTTTCTGAAGTTGATGAAGATGGTAATGTTAAAAGTTACTGGGATAAAATTTATATAGATTAATTTAAAAAGTAGAAAAATGATTTCAACAGATGCATTATTGCAAGACAAAGGTCCTAGTGTACCTAAGAACCTAACAACAGGAACTCAAACATGTAAGATTAACTCTGTTAAGTTGGAGGCTTCTCCATTTGATAAGGAGGCTTACTTCTTATATCTTAACATGGAGTCTGAGCCTATGGGTGATGACTTTGAAGGCTTTGCTATTGACAAAGATAACCCAGATGCTGGTAGGTATCTAGGTAAAGTTGGTAGAGTAAAGACTAATGAGTATGCTTACAAGGATGGTCAAACTAAAAGTGGTATTAAGGTAAGCCGTGATCTAGATTTGCTACGTGCTGTACAAAGTATTTGTAAAGCAACTAAAGCTCTTGCTTGGATGGAGGCTAACAATAATAAACATGAAACTATTGAGGATTACATCCAGGCTTTCTGTGATGACATGCCTTTTAAAGATGTTTATTTTAATACTACCTTAGGTGGTCGTGAGTATTTCAAAGACAACTATGCTAAGTATGACTTGTTCTTGGTACGTCCGGGAAAAGGTCAAGTTAATATGGAGTCTACTGATGTTCCTGAAGAAAATAGCAAACTAGTAAAGTTCAATGAAGAACTTCATATCAAAAGAAAGAAGACTGAAAATATAGAATCATTTGGTAATGAATCAGTTACCACATCTTCTGTAGGTTCAGACTTTGATCTTTAATTTTAATTAGATAATATAAGGGGGAGTGTAATAGCTCCCCTTTTTTATCTTAAAGCCTATGATAACAACTGATAATCTAGTAACAATAGATGATGTACCTAGCTACTGGGTATTTGAAACTTATTGTAACTTATCTGAAAAACTAACTGGGCAAACAGTAAAGATTAAATCTTTATTTAATCCAACAGAAAGAACACCTAGTTTTGTGATATATGTAAAAGATAATGAGTATAGATTCACAGACTTTTCTGCAGGTAAATCTGGTAATAAGATAGACTTAATAGCATATTTGTATGATATTACATATGGTGCTGCTGCTAATAAACTAGTTGATGACTATAAACATTATTTAGATCATAACTCTTTTGATGATATTAGAAGCTTTAAGAAGCAAGCAAAGTATACTGTAAACAAGTATACCAAAAGACCTTGGAATAAAGGAGATGCTAAGTACTGGATGCAGTTTA